TCGTATTTTAAGCATTTACATGCCCAACAATCCTCCGCTCTCTCCGCCTTGTACCCGAACAGCTCGCCGATCACCGCGTCTACGATCTTGTTAGCCGTATTTGCCGTCGATGTGCGCAGACTGAAGTCGGATAACCAATGGATCAACAGCTCGATTACCTCTTTTGTCGCCGCTTCTTTATTCATCGTTTTCCCCTTTCATCTCCTGTTTCAGCCATCGCCGTTCTTCTCGCCGCGCTTGCCGTTTCTTTTTCCGCCGCTCGCGCATTTTACCAAACTCATTCCAGCGCATGTCAGCGAGTGCACGAGCATGGGTCCACGGTACACGACGACCGGTCATTCGTTCAACTCCTTGCCACAGTATCGGCAAGCCCAGGTTCTCTCTCCTGTTTGATCTTCATGCCATGCCCACTGATGCAGCCCGAGAAAACACATAATTTTATTTATCGATTTCCGCAATTTCCATTTCAGCATCCATATATTGATTTTCATTTCCGCCTCCCCCTCTTCGTTGCGTCGTAAATAATCCCTATCCCGAGGAAAATCATCGAGAATGAAGATGATCCAAGGATCACGCCCGTATAGATTTCTTGAGGTATCACCACCTCAATTAGCAATCTACCCATGAACAGAAAGGCGAAAAGAAGCGATGCAAAAACCACCGCAATCGTCCATGGCCAGGACATCGATTCACGTTTTCTATATCGTCGCATCATTTCCCCTCTTGAACATACACGTATCCTTCAGTCATTAGCAATTCAATTTTAAAAATTTTCTCGCCTGGTTGATTCTTCACGAAAACAATCGCCGCATCCGAGAACGTCCCGGCCACGACAACCGCGAAAGGCAATACTCCAGAATAATTCGTATAAACATAATACGCGTTCATTTCCTCTCCTCTACCTGTTGCCGTGCCCATGCTCTGACGCCGTCGATACACGTCGCACCGGACGGCCTAATGCATCCGATTATCGCGTAATACCCGCACACATTACATGTCGACATCAACGGCGCGCCATCTTCTGCAATTTTTTCAGCCAGCTTGTCGCACATCTTGTTCAGCGTATCAATCTCGCGGTCTTTCGCGTCGATGTCCGCTTGTGCGTATAGCACGCCGGTGCCTTTGCAATAACCGCAGTCAGACTTGATACCATCATGCATCCATCGTCCATCACCACCGCACCCCGGACACTGCATCACTCACCCCCTTACACACCGAATGCAAAAATGCTCCTCAGCGTTATACACAGGGAACCATGCAGGATTTAAAACGCAAAACCCGTCAACATTTTTTTCGTAATCCTCTTTATTTTTCGGCTTAAAAAACGCTGTACAATCTTTGCACTTACCATAATAGTTTCGTCGCATCACTCACCCCCTTATTTCCAATACCATACACCGTCTATCTGGACGGCTTGTTTGCCTTTTTTCTGCGCCTCAGGTTCATGATAACTCAATTCCCCGATGCGCCGTTTGTCGCATCCATTCGACTCCGTTATGTCATATACCTTCCCGTTAATATAATCATAGCGCCGTTCACCGGATTCGATGCCGAAGTTCCACGGGCTGAATGCTCCGCAAACCTGCTTCCTCATGCGCCGCATCACTCACCCCCTTGTAAATATCACGCGGATCGATTCACGCGTATCAGCCGGGATCACTTCCTCAACCCGTCCGCCTTCGCAGTGCGCGAGAAAGTCCGCGATCTGCTGATCTATCTCTTTGAGTCTTGCGAGCCGATCGTTGATCGACTGGTCGAGCTTTTCGACGTGTCCGATAGTCGGTGCGGGAACTTCGTGGAAATGTCTGGTAAAATACCATAGTCCACATCCAAACTCACCGCACAAATCTCCACCGCTATCAATACTCGTATCTAAACATTCCGCCGGACCATTAAAAGCCGAATACGTACCGTCCTGATCGTACCATTTGCCTTTCTCAAACATCTCGCCCTCCTTGTTATACCTATAATATATATCTATAGCTGTACTTTGTCAACATTTATTTTTAAAAAAGATCGGGTTGTTTTGGTGATGATTCTTCTATTATATTCAGCTTTGGTTGCGCCCGGAAAATCTCAATCCGTTCGCACGCCATCTTGTAATAATCTTTATCCAGCTCGCACCCGACGTAATCGAATCCCATATCTTCACACGCTATCAGACTTGACGCGCTCCCGACGTGTGTATCAAGGATCAACCATCCCGGTTTTGCGAATCTTTGCAAACACCATCTATATAATGCAATCGGTTTACCGGTGGGATGAAAGTTTTTTTCACCTCGTTCCGAATCTTTGAAAGCTCCGCACCATTGATGCCGAAATATTCTCAGCGTTCCCTTAAACGATGTCCACGCAAATTCACCATCGGAAAAAAAATTAGTTCCGTTTTCCTTATCCCATATTATAGGAGCCGAGCAGTCCCCTAAAAATCTTAAAAAATAATTTCCACCCCATATTATTTGATTAACTGATACGCGAAACAATTCATCGAAAAAAACTTTATTTGGAGGAACATCCCATTTTACAGTATTGGCCCCTTTACGCTCTTTCATAAATCCTGAAACATTTTTATTATATATACCATAGGGAGGATCAATTAAGGCTAATTGAAAATGCTTGTCCGGGTATCTTTTCATCAAGTCCATGCAGTCACAATTTTCAAATATCATATCCGGTCCTCGAAAGAGTTTTCTTCGTTTATTGATAACCGTATCCCAGTAAAATATATTCGACTTTTTATTTCCTTTTTATTATATCCCTTTTTCGTGAGATCGTTAGAAAATCCTTTCTGCGAAGGTTGATCATATTTCGGTAATTTTGACCATTTCAAATAAGCATTAAACAATACGCTTGACGACACACAGAAATCATTTCCTAAATCACAACAATCATCAATAAAGTTTTTTACATCGTCTGATTCATCCCGATATTCCTCCGTTTTCACCTTTACTGATTCGGGCGTCTTCAATCCATCTTTTTTATATTTACAATATCCGTTGATAAACCAATTCATGATTCCAGATTTACCACAATCAAGAATAATATTTTCAAGGCCGAAAATTCTTTTGTCATCTTGTACCTCAAAATTAAACGGCAACATTCTCACGCGCCGCCATATTGCGTTATCTGTTTCGTTTATTTTCGGTTTCGGATTCGTAATCAAAAACGGTTTCAATTTTAATTCTATCTTTTCTGGTACTTCATATTTTTGCGCGACCATGAGAGGTTCACCGCCTGTCAATAATTTTATCAGAGGTACATCAAGCCGACCGCCTTTTTTCGGTTCAAAGCAAAAAAGCGCCCGTTTATTTTTAAACAGAGCGAGATACGTATCCTTATTGCCGTAACTCTGCATGAGTTTGTCCGCGTCCGTTACCATCGCGTATTCATCCACAAGTTTTGTAAAAATAGAAATCAATACACTTTTTCCGTTACCTCCGCCGCCATGTAAAATATAAAACTCTTGCCGATCAACTTTTCCCGTCAAGCATAATCCGAAAAGTTTTTGGACATACTCGATCAATTCAAAATCACCTTGAAATATTTCTTCAAGGAAATCAATGAATCTTTTCGGTACTTTTTCAGATGGATCATATTTACATGCGCACATTTTAGTATGATACTCAGCCCGGTCATGCTCATAAAAGCATTCATCATCAAGATTGTATGTCCCGTTTGTAAAATTAAGTAGTGTATCTTTACAATCAAAATCTTTCGCAAAAATTGAGAGTATTGGCCGCGCATCTTTTATGATTGTCGTTCGTTTGTTGTAATTCAAAAGTTTTTTTAGCTTTTCAATATATATCTTGCGCTCTTGTCTTTTCATTTCTTTTAATTTCATCTTACCGACTTCAATTCTTTTTTTCATCGCTTGTTTACATGCTTCGTGTATTCTCAATCCGTAATCCTTGACCCATATTCCTTTGTCGAATGAATACCAGATTCCATGCTCCTCACACCATCGGAAATCATCGCGTATTGCATCCGCTAAAAATAAGGCGAGATCAATATCATCAAGGTTATATTTATTCTCAATTCTTAGTTTTTCCTGTTCAATTTTATCTCTTCTTGATTGCCATATCTTAATTGCTTTTACTATTTTCGGCCTTTCCTCTCTCCAATTTTTCGGATGATGAAAAGCATTATTGCATTCTTCAATAAATGATAGTGTTTCGATAGCCTCTTTTTTAAGACTTATGATCAAATGCCCTGTTGCTCCAAATAAATGCGCGTTGCGCTCTCCCTCACTACACGTCAAAAAATGTTTTTTTGTTTCATCAAGCGTCAATCCGTACCAGTGTTCTAGCGTTTTTGCATCACTCTCTTCATCTTGTGTTTCCGGCATTTTTGATAGTTCCTCGAACGCAGTCAACCATTCAAGGACCGATTTCCCTTTGTGATAATCATAAACCGCATCGGACCCGGACGCAAAAAACATTCGCACGGGATCAGAGCACGACTTATCACCTTTACACCACATAATTATTTTGTTGAGGTAATCCAGATATACAGATTCATCCGTTATTGTTTCACCGAGAGGAAAACCGACGCGAAAATGATCGCCTGATTTTACACCGTGACTCCGTGTTGTGATTAAAAAATAATGATAAGGTTCCGCTATTTTTTTGAAATCCTCTATTGATATTTTTCCATCGCAATCTATAACAATCACGTTCGTTTCACAAAACTTTGCACTTTGATCGTTTATTACCGCCCTTGAACATCGATTCCCGGCGCCATCTACGCAAAGTGCTGGCATGTAGTCGGACGCCTGTATTTTTTTGAATAATTTTGATATGCCTTCGTCCGTATTCGGCACATCATATTTATGGGGATATACCGTTTCCTTAATTTCAAATTGTTTGCCTAAAAAATACAGCGTGCAAATCGTGTCATTCAATACCATGTTTTCGCCTTCCTTTGTAAGATGTTTTTAAATTATCCTTAGCCAGGATAATTCGTAATTGGCACACAGATTTATGATATTCAAAAAAAGATTGTTTTAATTCATTATCAAAGAACCTGACGCCAGTTTCCGATTCGTCAAAAACAATAGAGTATAAATCTATATCCTCTTTTTCGATGAAATCATCAACAATTTTCGAGAATGTTAATGGGGGGATATGATCAACGTGTTCATTATCTTTTTTATTATTTTTCTCTGCAAAGTCTATTATATAGTCTTTTACGGAGTCACGACACGCTATGTCGAATTTATTTTGCGCTGATTTCCCCCCATTTATGCACGCATAAAAGCTGAAATCTATATACGTCCCGTCAATACGCATAATAAAAAAGCATTTCTTTCCATATCCATCGGGCGCAACATAAATATAATTTATTCCATTTCCCTTTTTCAATAAAAAATTAGGATGATTTCTAAGAAGTGAAAGTAAAAAAACCTCATCTTGACTATCAACTTTTTCTGAAATATTATACTTTTTTAGCATTTCACTAAAAAAAGATATCGCTTGTTTTTTGCTGTTAAATATTCTTTCACCTATTTTTATTGGCATTTTCCCGCCTTTCTCTGCTTAACGAGGATATTTATAACATTTTTTTTATTTTTTGTCAAGAAAGTTTTCAAAATACCCTCAGAAAAAGAGGATAAGGAGGATAGAGACATCTTTTTAATAGGTACGCATTTTCAAAAAGTTGAAAATCGTGTAAAAGATAAAAATGCCCCTCTATCCTCCTTATCCTCTTTCTTTCTAATGTATGTATAAAAATGAGGAGTAAAATAAATAACATCTATTTTTCTATACACATTAAAAAAATATGTATAAAATTTGACACAAACGATATAGTATGATATAATGCACTTCGTATGAATAAAGATACTGTTGCAAAACAACGGAAAAGCAATCATGGCCCGGGGATAGGCGTATCAGGCAACCCGAAAGGCCGACCAAAAAAAGAAAACTCGCTTTCTGAACTCGCTCGCGAATTCTTGTCCGCGAAGGTCAAGAACAAAGAGCGTATATTGATTTACCTCGAACGAATGGACGAGATTATTTTACATGGCGAAAAAGACAGCGATTCAATTTCCGCGTTCAATACCGTTTGTGATCGTGCCTACGGCAAACCGGTTCAAGCAATCACCGGCGAAGGCGGCGGGCCGATCGAAATAATTTATCACTCTGCATTTAACGGCTGTCAGGCGGAGGGGAAAGAGTAATTGTCGAAACATGAGTACATGTTCCAGCCGACAAAAAAGCAGCTCGAATTACTCAACCTCATCAACTCCGATGCAACCAACATACTTGCGTTCGGCGGTGCGCGATCCGGTAAAACCGCCCTGCTTGTCGAATCAATAATTTACCGAGCGCGTCGATATCCCGGATCGCGTCATCTTGTCGCTCGTCTGCATTACAATCACGCGCGTACATCACTTTTCCTCGAATCGTTTTTGAAGGCACTTTCTTTTTATCCGACCGATTACACAATCAATAAAAGTGATTGTGTGATCACATTTAAAAACGGTTCTGAAATATGGGTCGGCGGATTTGATGACAGCGACCGCACAGAAAAGATTCTCGGTCACGAATATGTGACCGTTTATTTTAATGAGATATCACAAATCTCATATGATACCATGCTCATCGGAAAAACTCGTCTCGCACAAAATATTCCCGGCTGTAAACCTAAGGCGTTTTTCGATTGCAATCCGCCGTCACCTTTACACTGGGCGTATAAAATGTTTGTGCTGAAACGCGAACCGAAAACAGGCGATCCACTTTCACGTCCCGAATTATACGCGTCAATCAAAATGAATCCGACGGATAACGTTCAGAATCTACCAGCCGGGTTTATTGAAGAAAATCTCGCGACGCTCCCCGAACATCAAAGGGCGCGTTTTCTCTACGGCGAATGGGTAAAGGCGGAAGGTGTCATCTACGATAAGTTCGACGAATCGATGATCATTACGCGCGATAAAGTACCGCCTATCGAGTATTACACGGTCGGCGTTGATTTCGGAATCAATTCTGACGGCGTTTTGATCGGATGGTCCGGCGATAATGTTTACGTGCTCGACGAGGTCGGGCTTTTTAACGGTACAGCGTCTAACTTAAATCAGGCGATGAACGATAAATGGAAAGAGTTTCCGCATATCTCATATTGTGATCCGGCGGGCGGCGAACGTTTGCAAGAGATTGACTACAGCGAAGAAGCAAACAACAGCGTTGAACCGGGAATCAATTTCATCAATCAGAAGATCGAGCGGAAACAATTTTTTGTCATTGATACATGCCGTGGTGTTTTAGACGAGATTGTCACATACAGGCGAGATGAAAAAGAGCGAGTTGTCAAAGAAAATGATCACTACATGGACGCGATGAGATATGGCATCTTCTCGTTTGGATGTAATGGTCAACCGGGGGTCGCATGGGTCGGCTAACATCTGTTATTGATAAATATTACGCTTTCCGCTCGGAAGTTGCGAAGATCAAAGAGAAATATGCTACGAAGGCAAACCGTACATTCCGTTTGACGGATAAACTCGCAGATATCATATCGGGCGAAGATCGCGGGAAGATGCGAAATCCATACGCACAAGTCGCGACACTTTATGCGTGCATATCGAACAAGGCGCGGAACATTTCGCAAATTCCCATTATGATCACGAAAGAAGGAAGCGATAAGCCAATCAAGGATAATGATCCGCTTATGATTTTGTGGAACAACCCAAATCCATACGCGACATCAAGACAATTGATTGAAGCATCGGTCATCTTCAAACAGTTGGACGGTGAATGGTTTGTGTACCCGGATTATGCAAAGACGATCAACGGCGGATGGCCGGTTTATTTGTGGCACTTGTCGCCGAAAGATGTAAAGACGGAAAGGAATGACGGCGGCGTATGGACCGGCTGGAAAGTCGATCGTCTGAAACTTGTCCTTGAACGTGATGAATTGATCCACGACAAATATTTTAATCCTGATGATTTTATCCGTGGCCTTGCGCCCATGAAGTCACTTGAAAAGACAGCAAACATATACTATTACGCGCAGAGATTTACGGAAACATTTTTTGAGAATGACGCGGTTCCAGGCCTCATACTTGAAACCGAAAAACCGTTGTTAAATGATCAAGTAACGAAGCTAAACGATGATCTTTCGAAAAGAAAGGGCGTCGAAAAAGCACATCAATTTCTTTTGCTTCACTCCGGCCTTACCGCGAAAACAATCACACCGTCATCGAAAGACATACAACTTTTAGAAATGTTGAAGTTGACGACAGACGACATATGCGCGGTGTTAGGTGTTCCAAAATCGGAATTGAGTTTACGCGAAGGACTCAATTATGCAACCGCGTTAAGCGAAGACCTTGGATATTGGAAAAAAACCCTACTTCCCGAACACGCGGCAATATGCGAGACGTGGAACAAACAATTTTTTAATATTTATGGATACGAAATAAAGGGCGACTATAAAAAGTTAGACGTGCTCAACCGCGAGATACTTGAAAAAGTAACGGCGGTTGCTGATCTTTGGTCAACGAAAATGTTTACGATGAACGAATTGAACGAACGGTTTGAACTCGGATTCGAGGAACGGCCTGAGCGTGACGAATTTCCGAGTGAGCCGGAACCCGAACCGCCCGCGCTTGTGGCCGAACCACCGGATAACACAACCCCTCCGGCGCCATCGGACAATAAACCAACAACAAGCGCGGACGAACCGGGTAAAAAGATCGTTGATCTGAAATCAATACGCGCGAAAAAATGGCGTGATCTCGTCTCGAAATTATCGCCTGTCACACATAAGGCGATCTCTGATATCCGGGCGTATATCAACGGCGTAAAAAACAAAACGAGGAAAAGTTTGAAGTCATTCGCCGAAACAAAAATGACGCCGCCTGACATCGACAGCATTATCAACAATTTGAGCGATGCAAAATTGAAAAAGGTCATGCAAAAATGGCTCGAACAGGCGAGCGCGGAGGGTGTTGAATCGATCGGCACTCAATTTGCCTTAGCTGATGATGCGGCTGAGGCGGCGCTGTTGATGCGGCTCGGAAAGATAAAACGGATCAACGACACACTCCGTGAAGAATTGCGGACGGTGTTACAGGATAGCATGATTGCAGCCTCAGAAGGTCGGACATTATCAGAAGCTGAGACAGCAAAACTATTGGAAGAGAGCGTCGAACAAGTGTTCGCATCCGCTTTGCATCGTGCAAAGACAATCGCTCGAACGGAAATACACGGCGCATACTCTGACGCTCGGTATACGGCGATGGATATGTCACATCCGTATGGTAAACAGTGGCTATCAACAAAAGACGATTTCACACGGGACGCACATCAAGAAATTGATGGTGAGGTGAGGTTGTGGAACGATCATTTTTCGAATGGCCTTGATCGCCCGTATGATCCAGATGGTCCGGCTGAGGAAGTGATAAATTGTCGGTGTGTGATGGTCCCGATATATGATACGGATGAATTCAGAGAACTTGGAGGCTGAGAAATGGACATGAAAAGAATTGTCGGAGAGATAAAATCCGAGAATAATAAATATGCCGCATGGGCTACGACGTTGACAATCGATCGGTCGAACGAAGTTGTCGTACCTGAGGGAATTACGAATCAAAAAGAATACCTCACGAAAAACCCGATCATGTATTACGACCATGCATGGGCGTCCGGGTTTTCAGGACCGAGTGAATCGTCGTTGCCGATCGGCAAGGTCACGGGGATGGAAATTGTAAAAGGCAAAGGGATAAAAATTGATTTTGAGTTTTCATCTTTGCCTTTTGCGCAGAAAATCAAAACTCTTGTGGATGAAAAGATTCTACGCTCGATTTCAATCGGATTCATTCCGCAGAAAAAGGAACACGATCCGACGATTATACAGAGTGAATTGACACAAGCCGGATTGATGTTGACTAATACCGCGCCGGATTGTGTTGTCACAAAATGGGAAATGCTTGAAAACTCTGTTGTAGGAATACCGTGTAACAGAGATGCGGTGATCCTTAACAGCTACAAACCGGAAATCAAGAAGATCATTGATGATATTGAACACGATATCGAAGATATCAAGAGCACGACGGGAACCGTAAAGGTGGAATCGTGCGGAGATCATCACGAATATCGATTCAATACATCGAAAAAATACGGAGGAAAATGAATTGAACTATATTGAAATGAGACAGAAAAGAATCGCGGAGATTGAAGACAATCTCAAAATGCTTGACGAAATGATCAAGAAATCCGCGAACGCAGAGGACGCGAAACCGTATTCGACGAAATACGACGCGCTCCTCATGGAAAAAGGCCGTGTTTCGCTTGAAATTGAGATCGAGGAAAAGCGGATCGCGGACGAGACGAACGCGCAGCGCAAAGCGGAGACGCCCGCGGTAAAAGCGTTCGGCACGGAACCGAAAATCGTTGTTGGTACGCCGTCCGATTACAAGGGTTTTAACCTCAAACGGGAAATGGAACATCTGAAAGATCGGATGACCAGAAAAACCGGATGGATGAGCGACGAATCAAAAGATCGGCTGAAATCCGAAGCAAACGTTGAACTCATTACGAAGATCGGCGCGGACCTGCTCATTAAAGCCGGATACGATCCACGGACCGGAGAATTTTCTGGAAAATCCCGCCGGGAAGTTGACGCAGAAATGAAAGCCGTTGTCGCCGAGGGTACTTCTGTTGCAACAGGCTCCGGCCTCGTTCCAACGGAAGAGGAAAACGAGTTGTATTACTACATGCGTGATACATCGAAGGCTTTGCAGTTTGCAACGGTCGTACCGATGAACTCGGACACAAAAACCTTGAATGGTGAACTCGCGAAAGTCGATGTCACGTTCGGCGCGGAAACCGAGGCAATCGCAGAGACGGAGCCGACATTTGAACAGACAACGTTGACCGCGCGCAAGGCGACTGGTTATTCGCTTGTGACGAATGAGTTTATCGAGGATACGTTCCTCACCGGTGGAATTATCGGCGTACTTCTCCCGCAGTTCCTCGAGGCGATGGGTCAGAAAATTGACTCTGTTGTGTTCGTCGGCACGGGTGCGGATTCCGCGCTTTTCTCGGGTATCATGCTTGGGCGCACGGGAATCTATTCGGAGGTATTTTCTACAGGTTCATCGAACTTTTCCGAATTGCTTTATGCTGACGTTACCGGAATCCTTTCGCAGGTGCCTGAACTTTACATCGGCGGGAATGGCCGGTGGTACATGAATCAGGTTGTGTTGTACAACTATTTCGCGAATGTGAAAGACACAACCGGTAACCCACTTTTCTTGGAGACGAGAGGCGGCGGAGGTGTTCCGCGTCGGATTCTTGGCTATCCCGTTGAACTCGTGACGAAATGTTGGAGCACGACAGCGGCAAGCCGCGCGATGTGTATCTTTGGTGATTTGTCGGGCGTCTATCTCGGACGACGGATCGCGTCAACATCACTTGTTGTTGATCCGTACACAGCAATCAACAATGATGAGACAAAGTTCTATTTCAGACAGCGGTGGGCGTTCGCGGTCCCGCTCCCGTCGAAACTTGGACGTATTGTAACGGCCGCATAACATATGTGATGCGGGTTAAAGGGGAGGGATATCCCTCCCCTATTTTGAAAGGTGGCGGAATGACAATTAACTGGGCTGTGCTGACACACTACATCGGAATTGGTTACGGATACTCGACGCATCAAAAACGTTTGAGCGAAGCACTCTTGCGCGCGGGCGTGAAGTTTGACAAGGATGCGGATGTCGCGGTCCATCTTACGACACCCGATTGTTTTACGCCCGTTCCCGGAAAGTACAACATCCTCTATACGATGTATGAGTGTCAAACGCTCCCCGAAAAATGGCAGAAGGAAATTCAACAGGCTGACTTGATTGTTGTTCCGTGTAAACAGAATAAATATTTATTTGAACGATACACGAAAATACCGGTTGAGATATGCACGGAGGGTGTTGAGACGGACAAATATCTTTACCACGAAAGACATTTTCCAGAACCGTGGAACAGGGCGAATCCGTTTGTTTTTATGTGGTTCGGCGCGACGAATCCGAGAAAAGGATATGAGCATGTGATCGCGGCATGGGAAAAATTTAACCTTTACCTTTTCAAAAATTACGGGAACTGCGAGCGCGAAAAGTTTATGCTGATTATGAAAACCACTCAGGAATCAGACCGCGAAGCAACGGTCAAGGTTGATTTCAGATATGAAAATGGACAGATAGCTTTGAAGGACACGTTGAAAGAGACGTTGAAAGCGGAGCGCGTAATGAAGGTCGCTGGTAATGTGCTCGTTGATACCCGTCGGCTACCTGTTATATGCGAGAACGAGAATCAGAAAAGCCCTGAATCGCTCGTCGGATATTACAACGCGGCGCACTGTTTTCTGTTCCCCACACGCGGGGAAGGATTCGGGCTTACACTCGCAGAGGCGATGTCAACCGGGTGTCCGGTGATCTATACGCCGTGGTCCGGGCCTGTTGATTTTTGCGACGAGACGACAGGATACCCGCTCAACTTTAAGTTTTCGCCGGTCCGCACAATCGGATTCGACGAAGAAAAAAAGCCGTTCATCTCGAACGAATCGACGGCGGCTGATCCGTCCGTTGAACATCTTGTCAGGCGGATGATTCAAGTCTATAAGGATTACGACAAAGCGTTGCAAAAAGGAAAGCGTGCGGCGCAGAGAATCCGCGATGGTTTTACATGGGATATCTCGGCGCGGCATATGATCAAAATAATTCAAAAATATACGGGTGAAAGATTGGAGGCGGTCGCTTGAAAACTTTCGGAAAACTTTTGAAAACTTTTGAAAATAGAAAGGATTCAAAATGATAAACATTTTATTTTTCCCGACGATGCGGTGTAACCTTAAATGTGAATATTGTCATTTCAAGGTTGAGAATGTCGAGGGTGGCTACACATGGGAAGGGTACGGGAAAGAGCATCGGATCGAAAATGAAGTTTCACCTCACGATGTATTAGATTTTCTATTGAAGAATAAACCTTTTCATTTAGAGTTTTCAGGTGGCGAGCCGACACTCTGGAAAGGTTTCAAAGAACTCGTCAACAGTATCCCTGAGGGTAACACATGGGCAGTAACATCAAACACACTCGGGAATGTTGATGAAATAGATTTCGCAAATTGTAAAGCGTGGACCGCGTCATATCACGGCGTCAACTTAGAGAAGTTCGAGAAAAATATTTTTTCGATCCGTGATAGGTTCCCGTATATATTCGTCAATATCGTTGCTCAAAAAAGCAACGTTGATGAGGCAGTGCGAAGAGCGTTTCATTTTATGGCGCGCGGCGTGCGCCCGAACATTCTCCGGGAATTGAACCCCGGCGTCGATTGGCGTGAAAGCAAAGAATGGGATTTTCTCGCTGACTTGAAAACGGTCGGCATGAATATTGTTGAAGACGACATCCCGCCTTCGTTTGACTTCGCGGCCGGATACACATGCCATGGAGGCGAATCGTATTTCGCAGTTATGCCTGACGGATCGTTGTATCGTTGTTATTCGGACGCGATGCGTGGGGAATCGATCGGAAAGATAAATGAATATGAAAAAAATGATGAAATGTATCGGTGTTTCAAGCCGTGCCTTGGTTGCGCGATGGACCACAAAGCACGAGTTACAAAAATAGGCGGCGCAAAATGACAGCGGCTCCACTGCTCGGGCTGATAGGATTGATCGTACTCGTCATTGCTCTGATTATATGGAGGAAAAAATAATGGGTGAAATGCTTGTCAAGAAAGCCGACTCTCACTGGACGGATTTTCTCACGCCGGAACAGCTTGCAGAGGACAATATAAAGCTCATAGCATATCTCGAAAAATCTCCAGGCGGGTTTATCGTTGAGGTACAGCCGGACGGTTTTTTTGCGACGCCTGAAAACTTGACCGGGCGCGGATGGCGCGGCGATAAATTCAATCTCGTAAAAGTTACGAATGGAACAGTCGCGCAGATATACGCGACGGTCAAGAACAAAGAGAAGATTATAATTTTCAACGGGCAGGAAATCCCGGCTTTATCTGAAGTACTCGATCTGACGAAACTCGATCCGCCCGTACCGTGGGAAACTGGATTGTATCCCGTGCGATATATCTACACATCGACACTAAACAAACTGAAATACAAAACAGTCGATTACTCCAAAGTAGCCGACTTGATTGAACAAACTGATATTGACCCTAAGATTGCAAAGGCGGCAAGGCTGAAATAATGGCAACAGCGCGGACACGATATGCAAATACTGATGTCTCAGGCGGCGCGGCGGATGGTACGAGTCTCGCGAATGCTTACTCCTCTTTGTCCGCGCTCGAAGCTGCCGAGGATGATCTGGGGAATCTCGTGTCACGCGATGAGTGGCTCGATGTTCGCGCATATGCGAGCGCGGGAACAGCTGATACAACAAAATGCACGATCGCCGGGTGGACGTTAGATGGTACACGATACATACAGATCGATAGTCCTGACGGATCGTACAAGCTCGAAGTGAGCAATGATGACGCGCTTGTCATTCAGTGCACGAACATCAAGTTTAAACGAATTCGCGGAACCATCACAAGCGGCGACAGCACGAACGATATTTTCTTTGATGGTTCGTATGTAGCGGCAGCCGCAACGTGTGAAATTGATCGGTGTTATGTGTACGCATCTGGTTCGACAGTGTTCACCGTATTCTCATTCACCGATTCGGATTTTACTTTTTACATACGCTCGTCAATTTCGGAATCTGTTTCGACTGGACGCGGGCATTATCACGTCGCGAACACCGGGTATATTTATCAGTGTACCCACAAGGGAGGCGCGAGCGGTTTCCGATCAGGTACAAGTGGCACATACACGCTTACGAACGATATCTTTTTCTCTACGGCTGATGATATTATTGTCGGAGCAGGATCAACAGTCAACACTCTTAATTGTGGTACGGACGATGGTGATGGAACAAATCCGATCGATGCGGTTGACGATGACTGGTCGAACGAATTCACAGACTACGCGAACGGCGATTACACGCCTCTGAACTCAGGCAACATCTATCAGGCCGGAGCTGACCTCGATATTGCCGCGGACTACGCCGGTAATGCGTTTGATTCATCAACTCCGACAATCGGAGCGTATGAATATGTATCAGCGTCATCCGACACCGAATTGACGGTTGCGGATATTGATATTGGCCTTGATGTCGCGTTGGATGCGAATCCGTTGACCGCCGCCGCGCAATTATCAATCGATGATATTGATATCGGCCTTGATGTTGCGATGGACTCAAACGCGCTCACGACAGCCGCTCTGTTGAGTGTAGCGGATATTGATATCGGCCTTGATGTTGCGATGGATGCGCCGGACATTATTTATTATACACTTGGCGATACTGTGCTTGTCGTCGATGATGTGAGTATCGGCCTTGATGTCGCGATGGATGCGCTTGTGCTTACATCCGCGTCGACACTATCGGTCAATAATATTGATATCGGTTTAGAGATAATTTTTGATGAAGTACCGGACGCTGATAAACCGGTAAGCGTAAGTTTGACGGCGACCGTTAAATCAATTACGGTGTCGGCGTCCGTCGAACAGATAACAATTGAAGCGGTGGAGGTATAACATGGATACGGTTTTGAAAGTCGATAACATTTCTATAAAATTAAGAAAGCGTCTCGTCAAAAAAGAGAACGCGGAGGAGAAGAAATAATGGCAAAGTCATTTAATGAAACCGCGCCTCTTGATGCGGCGCTCAACGTCATCAAAAACAACGCCGTTGAATTGACGGTGTGCTCAACACAACCGACGACATACGCGGAGGGTCATACGACCTATAAACTCGCGGGTGTTACGATTGACACCGGAGATTTCACAGGTCCGGCGGCGGGTGATGCGGGCGGACGGAAATTGACCGTCGCGCAACAGGCGACAATCACAATCACAGCGTCCGGGACCGCCGCGCATGTCGCGTTGCTCGATAGTGACGACACGCTGTTGCTCGTGACGACGTGCACCAATCAGGCGTTAGTCGATAATGATGCAAATACGGTTACGGTCCCGGCGTGGGATATTGAAATTGATGTGGACACAATAACATGACGCTATTAACGACGAAGCTGACAAATAAAAGCGGCGCAAGTATCGAAGTTACCCTCAAAGATGAGGCGAGCGATAATATCTCCGCGTCGTTTATCTCGAACCTCAAATGGTCGCTCTATGATGCGGACGATGCGGTCATAAACAGCAGGTCCGATGTTGTCGTGACGCCGATCGCAAATCCGTTTTATGTGACGCTTACGGCAAGCGATACGGACAACGCGGACGGGTTAAAGAGAAAACTTGTTGTGACGTTTGACGCCGATACATCGTTAGGTGACGACATTGCGCAGGAACAGACAATTATTTTTGAGATTGAAGGCGACGCGGACGAAGCGGTCATACTCGACGTTGAAAATAATCTGATTACGTTGACACAATTGCAGACGTATTTAAACGTCTCGACGGCGGACGGGTACGACGACAGACTTGAAGATATTATCAACGCAGTGTCTGAGTTTTGCAACACGTACACTGGAAGAAAACTTAAGGCGCGGAATCTCGTCGAGTATTACGACGGGGACGGCGGTGATGAGCTGTACGTTGATAATCCTCCGATCAATTCTACGCGGTCAACTATCCAGATATGGGGTGACACCGATGTGCCGCGTTCGTATGACACCGCCGATCTGTACAGCGCGGACAGCATCGATATTTATTCAGACCTCGGAAAAATCATTTTACTCGATGACTCGTTTTTGTCCGGTAGAAAAACAATCAAGGTATCGTACAACGGTGGATATACGGTTATTCCGTATCAGTTGCAAAGGGTCGCGCTTAAGATTTGCGCCGCGCTCTGGAAAACGGAGGTTGATAAGCTCGCCGGGGTTCGCACGATCGCGGGCGGTGGTGGATCAATCAATCTCGATATTGAATCAGTGTTGACACAATTCGATCGCGATGTGTTAGACACGTTCAAGAGGATAAAGATTTGATAAACATCCGTGTTGAGGACCTTGGCGACTCCTCAAAAAAAGCGATTGAAACTCTGCAAAGGATCAAGCGCGAGTTCCCCGATATCACTGAAATGATCATCCGTCGATGGTGTGAAGGCGTTATCAAGATTGCACAAAAAGAATATTTAAACGCGCCTACCTCCGACATGTCGAGATTGCATCGAGTAACGGGAAAGCTCGCCGCGTCAATGCAATATTGGATGGTCGGAAAAGATACGGGGGATGTAGGATCAAACTTGATTTATGCGCGTATACAACACGAAGGCGGGATTATATCGCCGGGCGCAAGGGGTTTCCTTGCGTGGCCGATTATGACCGGTGTGTATATTACGCGAACCGGCGCACTACGAAAAAAGCCGACGAAGGCCGTGGCTGGATATGCATTTACAACGCGCCCCGTAACCATTCCCGCGCGCCCGTATATCAAGCCGTCGATCCATGATTATTTTGCGCGTGGGATCGGGGAAAAAGAAGCGGAACGGGTGCTCGAACAAGAGATAAAAAAGAGGGCTGAAAATGGCGTATGAATCGAGAATTGAAGACATCATCACGGATGTAAAAGAATATTTTGAGGATAATATCGATACGTATTTGAACGGAATCGAGACATTGAAAAATGATTCGATTCTTGTTCCGAATTTCCTCGAAGTCGTTCTGGATGATATTGACATTTACAATTGTGCAAAATATCCGATCTGCATGTTTGATCCGACGGAAATAATCATCGAACCATTATCTAAAGGTTCCGACCTTTTGCAGATATCATTCAACATCGTGATAGTGATCACCGGCGGAAAGCGGTCGAATATCACGACACAAATTATGCGGTATGTTGACGGCGTTAGACAGTTGTTTGCCGCTGAACCGACGTGCGGAAATGCGGTCGATGAGACCGATGAAAATATCAAGGTTCAAATCTTTCCGAGTCTCCCCGGAGATACGGAAAAGAAAACGGCGGTCGTGACCGTGACCGTCCGCAAATCAGTAGGGAGGTAAAGGACATGGGAAACATTACCGGACAAGGCGCGGTCATACAGTTTGCGTCAAAGGCAGATTGGAATATCACGCCTGAAACACCGACTTTACAAGTCGAATTTACGAGTGAGGGTTTGAAGCTCAATAAAAATTATATTGACTCAGACGCCCTTCTCGGAAACATCACAACAAACAGGATGGACCCCGCCGGGCAGTCGTGCGACGGTCCATGGTCGATGATCGTGCATCCGAATAACATTGGATTGTTGTTATCAGCGGCGTTCGGATCGGAGTCGTCAGCGGACGGAGTCGGCGCAACATCGACAATTTACGCACATTCATTTTCATGTGTCCCGTGTGGGAGCGCATACAGCTTGCCGATCTTGACGGCGGTCGTCGATCGTGTGCAGTCGTGCGTCGCGTATCCGGCGGTTAAAATCGACTCACTTTCGATTAACGCGAAAGTAAATGATTACGTGCGAGCGGATTTCTCGTCGCGAGGGATCGGGGAAGTTGCCGGGACAAAGGCGAGTCTTTCATATTCAACTTTGCGGCCGTTCCAGTTTATTGATCTCGCGGTTTCGGTCGATGGAACTCCGCTTGCGGATGTGACCGACCTGAAATTAACGATCAACAACGGACTCGAAACTGATCTTTATTGCGCGGGCGCGAGCGCGGAATACATGAAAGAGATCGAACCGCAAGCGCGGGAAATTACCGGTACGATCGAGATGTTGTATCAGGATGAAGCGGACACAATTCGTGAATCTAATTTCAAAGTCGGGACGGCGCTGTCCGCCGTATTCACATTTACATCAACCGAACTCGCCGGGGAAGGTGAATATTATGTTCTTCGCATAACGTTGCCAACATGTTACATCACCGATGCGCCGGTAAACGTAGGCGGAAAAGATAGAATCCGAATACCGCTGTCATTCAAGGCGGTGCAGGCGACGGGCACGGAACCAATTACAATTGTACTTGTAGACAAACAAGCTACAAAATATATCACATAACGAAAGGCAGGCGGCTATGAAAGTATCAGAGATCAAAGGATTTTTTACAACACGAATCGACCTCGGAAAGTTTTTTGAAAAAGAAGACTCCGAGGTATGGATCGAGTTACGCGAACCGACGGAGGATGAGATTATGAAAGCGTCCGGGAAAGACGCGGATCGAAACGTCGAGAACTTGAAAAAAATGTGGAAATCGTGCGTCGTCGATCACAATCTCTACAACGACGACGACACGAAATTGACGGACAAGGAAGTGTGTGAAATCTTGTCTAAAAAAGGGTGGTGCGTTGTCCACATCGTGAACGAGTGGAACAAACAAATCCCTTTAGTGATGGAGAAAAATTCGGTTTGAATGTAGCCGCCACCACGTTGTTCAACGGACTCGCTGTGACAAGCGAGTCCCGCGAACACGTGAACGACTGGGCGCGGATCATCCGGGTTTTTCTCCGATGCATCGACCGGGAACACGGGCATTACATCCGGTTCCCGTGGGGGGGTTGCGAGCGTGAGCAACCGATCAAGACGATGGAAGCATTCGACCTGTTGCAACAAGCATTCGTAAGGTGCATACACAACAGTATCGAAACGGCAAAAAGTAAAATAAACGTGCGGAGGTAGTAGGAATGGCAGAGATAAAATACAGGATAACCGCCGAGGACAAAACCGGCGCGGCTACGAACTCCGCATCGAATAATATTTCCGGCATGGCAAACAAGTTTGTCAAAATGGCCGGGGTAGCAATGGCCGCGATTGCGGGCGCAAAGGTCGTAATTGATTTCGGTGTTGCTTGTTCTAAGGCATTTATGGACGCTGAAAAATCAGCGATGAAACTTGAAACAGCAATAAAAGCCACTGGGATGTCAGGGAAAATATCCTCAAAAAATCTCGCCGAACTCGCGGCGCAATTGCAAGAGGTTACGAGATTCGAGGATGACGCGACAATTGCGGCTATGGCGACATTACAAATGTTCGGGGAACTCGATGAAAAATTGATTACCGATTTGACTCCTCATGTGATGGATGTTGCAGAGGCGCTTGACGTTGATCTTAATCAAGCGGCGATGATGGTTGCAAAAACGCTTGACGGATCGATGAATGCCTTTGCGCGATACGGTATCGAACTTGATATGACAAAATCAAAAACCGAACGCGCCGCGCAATTGACCGAACAGCTTGAAGGAAAATTCGGTGGGCTTGCAAAGGCAATGGGCGAAACGACAGAGGGAAAGCTCGCGATACTTGCGAATAAATGGAATGATGTTATGGAAGACATCGGAGCGGTCATAAATGAGGTACTTGTACCGATACTCGGTGTACTGGGTGATATTATAGACGCAGTTGGAAAAGTCGTAAAAGGTTTCCGGGACATGCTCGGCGCGATAAAAAACACCGTTGAATGGATCGGGAAAGGCGAAAAAGAACAAGAGAAAATGCAAAACGCCTTGCACCTCACGACAAAGGGAATTGAAGCGTACCAGAAAGCGACCGGTGAAATGCTCTTGCCAAAAAACGCATCTAATAATCAACTGATTGCATATCTCGAACAGGCTAAGGGGAAATTAAACGAACTCGGAACCGCTCACGATAAACTCGTGAAAGACATTCAAAATGCAGTTGATAAAAACGAAGTCGCGGCTGGTCCCGATCTTGTGTCGAAGTTTACAAACAAAATGACGGACATGTACAAGTCGCGGGATGAATACGAAAAGTTGATGATTGCGAATGAACAGGAACAAGGCCGAATGTTGGCGTACATCGAACAGCTTGAGGCGGCAATCACAACATCGAAAAAAGGACAGAACGCAGAATCTGAAAAGCAGACGGAAGAATTATTGAAACAACTTGACATCATGAAAGAACGTCAAAGATGGATCAACGAAATCAACGAGATCAATCCGACGGTCCAGAAATATCAAGGAATGGGCGGATATAAAGGATCGGAGGGAATGGGAGAAGCAAAACCGAAAGAACCAGATATGTTGTCTGGACTTATTGACGGTGCGTTCGGTCATCTCATCTCAAACGTTGAGAATCTCGGAAAGTTGCTTGATCCAATAACAACTTTCCTTGACGGTTTCCTTTCGATTATCGGCGGACCGTTGAACGACGCGCTGCAACCGCTTGTGAATCTTCTGATGCAACTCGGAAAAATTGTCGGTCAATTATTGCTCCCTGTTATTCAGATTTTAGGATTTGTAATTAAGGGTGTTGCCGCGTTCATCGCGATGATATTCAACGGGATCGCGACGGTCATTAACTTTTTACTCGGATGGGCTGGTGTGCATATCGATTACATGAACGTCGGTAATCTATCGCAGGAATCAGGCGCGGCGTCAAGTGGTTCAACATCCGGCACATCGTCTGAAAGCTCAACCTATTCCGGCGGAATGTCTCAATCGACCGCCTCACCGGTGTATAATGTAACCGTAAATGTTTACGCTGGTATTCTTGAAGCAGGGGATAAGGTCATGACGACAGACGACCTTGCATTATTTATTCGTGACAGGATTTCTGCGCTCGCGGAGGTTGGCAAGTGATAACAGATACATATACGTTTGAGGTTGATTTACAAGGCGGCGCAGGATGGCAGGACATTTCAGACTATGTCGATGCAAAATCATTCGTCCGCGAACGGTCAATATACAACAATCTCAAACCGACGATCAACACAATGCGGTTAAGCATCAATCGTAACGCTACACTTTTCAATTCATTTTTCACCTGCCAGAATGAAATACTTTTCAAAGCGACAAAAAACACTGCGGCATATTTCACCGGGTACGTGAAACCTACTTTCAAGTATTCAGTGAAAAGTACACTCCAAAAAATGAACCTTGAAATTATTGATAACGGTTATCGGCTACAACGGCGGATCATGTCCGATATTACATACATCGGATATAATGTGATCGATACAAGCACGACGACGGAATCAATCATTCACAAATTATTGACTGCCGCTGGATACTCGGCGGGCGAAATAAATGTGACATCAATCGCGAAGACAATCGACTATTTCACGATCGAAAAAGGCAAGCAAACATATCAAGAGGCAATAACTAATTTACTTTTTGAATTCGGATACAATTATTATCATGACGAAAGCGGAGACTTTTGTATTTATAAATGGTTGCAAGACACAATTTCGACGACTGACAAATTTCAAAACACGGGAGCCGGAAAAAATATAACCGGAGAATTATCGGCATCCGTTAAACCGGTTGAGATAAAAGGCGTCGATGTTGCATACTGGCCGCACTATCAGATAACGGAAAACATACCGGTGTTCAACGAACAGGAAGGGAGTGAATCAAGCTACGCGACAAGGAAAGGGAAAAACTGTTTCGTCGAATTATCGGATGATGAATACTACCCACCTAACTCCGGGACAACAGATGTATATATTCCATACTCTGTGAATCTTAATACAGTTAAAAAAAATAATTCTGATTCTGGTTTGACTGTTGGCGTCTATCATATTGTGAATGGAACTTATCTACCGCCGGATAATAAAACAGCGAACAATTTTTCATCTCATGAAGTGATATGTGTACCGGACACAATCACATACAAAGTTGATGCAATCAATGAATATTTAGCGTCGAAAACATTGACACCGACAATAACGAATTATTATACGCGCGCAAAAGTCGTGATGCAAAACACTCACGGTGAAACTGTGTGGATGACAAAGTTTCAAATCCTCGGAAAACCGATTTTGCGTGGTGACACTCAAATTGTCATGCGACGATTGATTGAAGATACCGAAAAGATATTGTCGGTCAAAGCACAATACATCGTGACAGAGGCAGACGCGACTGCTCTTGCATCCGCGCTCGAACGGTATTACCGATTCGGTGTGTACACATATCAATTGAGATCGCGCGATGTGTTTGACCCAGGCAATTACGTTTACATCGACGAGGATTACAACATCGGAATCAATGCGCTCTGCCGCATAACAGGTGTTAAAGACGATGAATGGAAAGGCGAATACACATACACACTTGAAGGCGTCGCTGCTTATGAGGTCGAAACAATAACAACCGAGGGTGTGCGGGAAATGCCGTCTGTTATATTGCCGTCGGGCGTTGAAACGGCGGTTGATAAAGCTCCGCAAATACAGTTTATCTCCGCGAGCGGCACGACGACATACGACGCGCCGGGTGAGGGTGATCTATCAAAAATATACGAGGATGGTGTTGATAATTATTATGAATACACGGGGGGTGCGTGGGTGCAAACAACATCAATTAAAATCGGCGCGATAATTGCCGCCGCGTTTACGGGTTTGATATCGTGTCTCGCGATTGTAAATCCTGAGGCCGATGTAACATCCGGGGAATGGTTGCCAAATAAGGATTTTCGCATGTTTGCGTTTGAGAATAATTACGAGGACCAGAACGGAGTTGATGATTGGTTTGCTAAAAATTATTTACAATTTGAATCAACGATTAAAAAGTTTGGAAGTTATTCCATTAAACACAACTTATCTACTGACAACTCAGCTATATTAGTAGCATCTAATACGTGGCTCGGTACTGTTGGAGAGTCTCAGGCGTGGGGTTGTTGGTGTCAATTCAAAACAATTCCAACAGGATATGGGCAGGCAGTTATATTTGTTCAAGCAGATGGTAATAATTATTTTAATATACAAAACAACGAGGGAACTATTTCTTTGATTATTAAAAAAGGTGGAACTACGACAACAATTACAGGGCATGAGATAACTAATGATGAATGGCATTATCTTGCTTTTTCGTATGACTCTGTAAATGATGTCGGTTATTTAGTCATTGATAATAGTATTTATAGTGATACGCCGACAGGTTCATGGGGTGTTGGTACATTTCAGGGTCAATTGAATGTTGGACAACGTATTAGCTCTGTTAATGTTTATGAAGCATATTTTGATGAATTGCTTCAATATTACGATAAATATCTTGACCCAAATATCCTCGTCCAGCATTACAATCACGGCTTACCGTGGAACACGGATTATGCGAAAGATGATGTGACACTGATTGCAAAGACAGGCGGACGAGTTTATGCAAAAAATAAATTGACGATCGGTGAAGCTGAATCTGAATTCTACAATCCTGAAAACGATATATCAGCCGGTACATTAAAATTATTAAGTTCGACAATTGAACTATTAAATAGTTCCGTCACGTCTACAAGTCTACAAACGCTCGATGTCAGTTCTTTTATTCCTACCGGAACAAAGGCGTTATTGATTTTATGTCAAATGCAAGAGGGTGGTGGAGCCGTTAGAAGTGTTTATCTATATGCAAAATCAGATGAATCATATGTAACCGGAAGAATATTAAACTACTCAGGAAACATTGAACATAAACAAATTATTTTTCCGTTAATAACTCCGTATAAAATTTACTGGAAAGCCAGTGATACTGATATCGATCTTTTCAAAATAGATTTATTAGGCTATTGGATATAAGAAAGGAAACAGCATGGAAGATGACAGATTTACATCGGAACAAATCAACGTACTCGCCGGACTTTTTAAACCGATGCATGACCGGCTCGACTCCTCACTTGAAAAGCAAACGGTATTTAATGAGTCAATCTTGCATGCGTTAGACGA